GCGGTAATTGACCATTCAAACCAAAAAGTCCAAGGCTGTTTGATCCAATTGATCACTTCATAGCCCGGGCTTCTTCGCGCCAGGGTGCAAGACTGACCAGGGGTGTCAGAGCTAGTATCACACCTAGTTTAAACAGTGTGCTACCACTTACTATACGAGCAATAGCCTTATTAATATCCATTGCATCTCCACCCAACAAAGGAGGAATAAACACAAAAGCAAACAACACAAACAAAACTGCATCTATTGGCAAGCTAGCTAAATTACTAACAAAAGTTCTTGCCCAGCTACCCCAATCGCGTTCCCACAAAAATTGATACACCCAAGTGTTTACCCACTGACTAACTACTGTAGCAATTTCGCTTCCAATTACAATGCCTAAACTTAGTTTCCACACTGCATCGAAGTGTACACTAGGACGAAACTCGGGCGCAGGGATGAAGGTCATGGCATACATGAAAGCTGCTATTAATAAATTTAACACTACACCAATTAGAATTACACGTTGAACAATAGCAGCGCCTGCTAATTTGTGAAGCATATCTCTTACGACAAAGACTACAGCAAACAAAAGAGCTCCAGCTGGTGTCACTACCCAACCAAAATTAAGAAATTTAGCAGCAGCAAAATCTGCAACTGTCATTGTCATAATTAAAGTAGCACTAAGACCAATAATCCAATAGAGAGTGTTATTATCTATTCCTATTAACGGTCTGTCAAATAATTTGTTATTTAAATTTGTTAAAGTTGACATATGAAACCTTTCTTTTTAGTTAAATAAATCCTCATTCCATTCTCTATGGCCTTCACGCCAAGCCATGTTTGATTGTGTTTCTCTTACCTCTACTCTAAAACACCACACTCGCTCTGCTTCTCCTGGTCCCCACATCTCGGGAATATAGACACCATTCATATATTTGTAAAGCATGTCTGCAATTAATTCACAACCCATAGCCGGCAGTACCGTTAACTTCATAAAGCCTTTACGATCTAATTCTTTATAGGCTTCCAAATCGGGATCATCAGCAGCAATAAGAGTCTTGTGATCAAATTGATCCTTTAGAATTTCTTTCAGTTCTTTAAAGCCACCGTAGTCTACTACCCATCCACGCTTATCTAATTCCTTTGCACCAAAAAAGAATTTAAATGTAAATGAGTAACCGTGATTAAGATTACAATGTGAGTCAGCCTTCCATTGCTTATAAGCTACAGGAAAGTCATCCACCATTTCTTTTGTAGAGACATATTTGTATACAATTGGACTAAACATATTTTTTATCGTGCTCCTTGCCTATACCATAATCACCATTATATGACCCTAGACTTTCGGCTTCGAAAAGTAAGAATTGACCCACACGTGAGCCTTTCTTAATCCTAGCAGGGCCAATGCTAACATGAAGAACACCGGCCATAACACCATGGTAACCAGAATCGTAAAGCCCCGAAGTAAGAAAGAGACCATTGCGATTAAGAGTGCTGCGAGTAATAACCCAACCTGCTTCGTTCTCACCGACGTGGATAATATTAGACATGACCACTTCGTAAGAGCCAGGCTCCAAAAAAAAGTATCCTTGATAATCCGGCTTAAGTTCGTAGTTAGTTCCTCGATGCTTCTTATGTTCGTTAGAGAGTTCAAATACATCTTTTTTTATCTTATAAACTTTATCGAGTCTTAAATCTACAGCATTTGGTTGACTATCACACTCTTCGACGTTGGTCAGTTTTGATCGGGAAAGTTTTCCCATTACGTGTTTCATTCATTACTCCTGAATAATGCATCAATAATACAATATAGTGTGCTGCCTTTAGTAAATCTTTTTTATTCTTTCCATCCTTTTTACCAAAGCGCATTAGATATTTTATTGCAGTATCTCTACAAGTTGTTTCTGCAGATCCTAATGTATCCCAAACATCAACAGTCTGTATCTCACTTTTACCTACGTAGTGGCTTTGGTATGTACTAAGAACATAATCAGAAATTTCTTTCAATATTTGATTTTCATTGTATTTGTAGTTAGCCTTTTGTACCATACATTGCCTTAATAATAAGATTGTCAATATGTTTCAAGTTACGCATTGCTAAACCAATCTCTTCTATTCTAGCAGATTCATGATTAAAGTCAACCTCTTTTTCATACTTGCCATTTATCATACCTGTAGGCGATTGATCAAACTCAATACCGTTAAGACCTGTCCACACTGCTGCTGAAGAATCCCAAGTACTAAAATGAATAAGAAAATCTTTTAGAATCCAAATTTCATTTGGACCATCTAACATTCCCAACAAATGTAATTTCTTAGAATTAGTTTTCGCTTTAATAAAGAATCCTTTTGATTGAAGGGTACTGCAAAATCTCCAACGACTTAAGAACCTTTGAAGCTTATTGTCTTTTTCTACACCATAGGCGTTTGGAATATTGAGAACAGATAAACCAATATAATCGATTGAGGGTTGTTCGACTGCCCACATAAATGATTCAACCAATTCATCCATATTCCCAATTCTAGACTGTGGACAAAAGAAAGTTTTAAATCCATCTTTCTTTAGTATAGGAGCCATCTCTTTTGCTTTTTCTTGTGTCCTGTTTGCAGACTCTCCAGGATAGTCTGACATTACGACATAATTGGCACATATACTTTTTGCCATTGAAAGAAGCTTATCTGAGTCATACATCGGAAGACCTCTTTTGTACATCTCAAACGCACTATTATCTAAAATAATTGTGCAATTTGTTTTAAGCTTTTCTTCTCTATACCACTTAGCATAGTTTTTATCTTCTTCTACTAAGTGTGCAAGCACGAGATGAGACTTGCGTCCGGCTGCAAATATATCGAGATACTTTGTGGGAGTAATATGACAAAATTCCATAATGTAATCCTTTGTTTATTTTGGATAGTAGCAAGTAGCTCCGTTTTCACCATCTTCACTCACTGTAACTACTAAGTCCCGATCGGGATATCTTGTTTGAATATAGTAAGCTAGGTCGTCTGCCATCATTTCACAAGACTTATAATCTAGTTCGAGAATACTTTCGGCATAAAGTCTTTCTAATTCGCGTTTAAAGAGAATAAACTCTACATCTCTATCATCGTGAAAGACTTCTAATTCTACACGAAAGTGAAAGATATGTCGATGCTCGTTGCGAAGAAAACTAACGCCTTCTGGTGCATCTGGGTATTTGTGAATTCCTTCACGCTGGAAGGTCACCCATATAAACTTTTGTTGCTTCATAGTGTAGACTCTAAAATTTGTTTGCGTTTTTCTGCTTTAAGTTTAAGTTCTTCTTCAGAAAGGTTTGTTGTGAGTTCTTCAATTAAATTTTGTAACTGAATATATGTAAGAAGTCTAATTTCAGTTATACCACTATTATCATACTTTCTTTTATCCTTAATTTTTAAATAATCTTCTACCCATACTTTGAAGTCCTCAGGAGGAAACTTATCAAAAAGACAATGCCTTTCTAGCTCCTCTCCACAAGTCCATGCATCTTCTCCAAAAAAATTTTGACTATAAACCGTTTTTATATCCCAATCTTCATAATTTTTGCTATATCCATCATCAACAGAAGAATCATACCTCTTTAATGCATCTTTATGATGTGTGATGCCAAACTTTATCATTAATTTGCCGTCTTTGGGTTTTTGATAAACTTTGTTTTTAAAAATCATTATATAAAATTTACAATACATTTTAGTTCTTTCAATTTAAATTAAAGATTGTATATATTCGGTTCCCAGTTAATTTTTAGAACCAATCCTAGCAATGTGCAAAAACTCACGTCGTACTTCAGAGTCGGGCTTAGCAAAAGCACCACGTGTTGATAGTGTTACAGTTGACGACCCGGTGTCTTGAATACCACGACTCTTGACGCAATAATGCTGTGCATCAATATAAACTGCAACATCAGCGCTACCGGTAATAAAACTTATTGTTTCACAAATCTGTTCTGTTAAGCGCTCTTGTACTTGTGGACGTTTAGAGAAGAACTCAACAATACGATTTAGTTTAGAAAGACCTAAAACTTTAGCGTGTGGAATGTAAGCAACAGTAGCCACACCATCAATCACAACAAAGTGATGCTCACAATTAGACTGAACATTAATGTTTCGCTCTAACACAAATGAATTGTTATAATCCATCTTATTGTCGATTGTTGTGCACTTAGGAAACTTTGTATAATCTAGACCCCAGAAGATTTCATTGACATACATTTTAGCTACTCGCTTAGGAGTATCTTCTAGCGAATCGTCTGTTAAATCTAAACCAAGAATCTCCATAATTTTTGAGAAGTGAGGAATAATTTCATCAACCTTCTCCTCGTTGTTACCATACACTCGATTAGTAATTGGGGTTTCAAGACCCTTGGATACTAAATGTTTATGAATTTGTAAACCAAGCTCTGCATTACTTTTATACACTGGATGTGTCATATATTCTCCGTATAAATTATTAAGTACCCCATTCATTTTTAAACAAAGGCACCTGCAACCTGTCACTATACCTCCAGCCCATCTTCATAGCAAGCTCCGCTACATTTCTATTATTCATCTGATAGACTGACTCTACTCCACCAACTGGCATTAAATAGACTGGACCAGTAAAACCAGCCTTTCTGTATTCGTTTACAGCTTGTTCAGCTTCTGAAGCATCATATTTTGTAGCCACTACAAACTTTAAGTATGTGTATCCATGATCTTCGTATTGTTTAATTACGTCTG